TTCCCCATTGTAGAATTAGACCATTACTAAATTTAACCCAACCATTTTGTGTTAAGCTACCACCAACAATACCGCCGAGTGTGCCGTCCGTTTTAAATTGATTAATGAGGTTTCGGACAAATGCGGTCGTAGCGATTTTAGTGCTGTTATCCGAAGTGCCTTGCGTTGGTGCGGTTGGGCTTCCTGTAAGTGCAGGGCTTACTTTTGGTGCTAATGTAGACAGGTCTATACTGCACTGAGACAATGTGCCACCGTTCATGTAAATCGGTCTGTTCGCACTGCCGACAGTGCTTCCGCTTGCCGCGGGTGCACCTGCATTTAAATAAATAGGTTTTACGCCACTACCCACGGTTCCCGTTCCCAATTTACTTGCTGTAGTGGCGTTGGAGATTGTTCCGCCTGTATGTGCCAAAGTCCTCCATGCACTCCATTTATCAATGCTACTGTCTCTGGCATTTCTATAATACATATTAGCAGGCGTAGCATCACCGCCGCTCCATTCCGTCACAATTTGTATTGCGCCAGCTCCTCTAATAGATAAGCAATTACCATAAGCACACGGGAAACCATTATTATAAACTTTACTCCATGTCATGCCGACAGGTAATGCGCTGGCAAGTGTATTTCCTGTTATGGCTTTTTCCGTAACTACATTTGCATTAGTGGCATTGGCAACATTATTTACAGTTACCGTGCTTGTGGTGCCGTTACCTTTGGTTACTGTAAGCGTGGCATTGCTTCCCGTAACTCCTTTTATATAAGTTGTATCTATCTGTTGCCCACGGCTGTCCTGCGTGGCTTTGGTGGCACTTGCCGCGCTGGACGCAGAAGGGACTGCTTTCCATGTTCCATCTCCCGCTAAAAAGTGGCTTGTATTGCCATCTCTTTTCGGTGCAAGTCCGTTTGCACTAGTAGATACGACAGCGGTACTTGCTTTGCCATTCCATGTATTTTTTTCAGTATCCGTTACAAATCTGTGTGTTGCGTCCTGAGTAATCATGGTCGCCGGATGCGAACTAGGGTGTACATAGTTATTTGCGCCTGTTGCTATGCCGTCCAGCTTTTTCTTAAGCTCCGGTGTCATGTAGCCCTTTAAACTGTCCGTAACTACTCGCCAGTCCTGTTCATTTACCACGTTTTGCAGGGTATCATGCCACTGCTTAAGCAGTTTTTCATTGGATAGGAGCGCACTAAGGATTAAGTTCATGCCGGTGTACAACACTTTATCTTTTGCGATAATCTGTGGAATTTCTAAAAACCAGTCATGACCGTTTTCTAATGCTCCAGGGCGTTTATAGCCGTCTATTTCTGTCGGGAACTCAAGCCCGAACTCTGTTTTTAATTCTTCAGCGTTCAAGTTATCACCTCATCTTTAAAATTCTATTGTCCAGCGGAATACCGCGCCGCTTTCCGCATCTATACCTTTGCTGGTTAAAAGCCTCATCTTTGCAGCGGTGCGCTCTTCTTCATCTATCAATGCTACTTCATTTATATCGCCGGTATAATCTCCGGCTTTTATTTCAGCTTCGAAGCAGACGCTTGTTTCTACAGGATAGGTTACAGAGGTAATATCTTTGGTTAAAACAACGTTGTTTAAGTTACCATTATCACTAGGTGGTGCAGGGTTGCCTTGTTCGTCGACCTCTCCTGCTGTACCAAACGCCATTTTTACTATTTTTGCAATAGTACCTGTCGTCCCGATTGCCTGTGCAAATGCCGCTCTATAATCGGTTGTAGTCTTCTTATTGGATTGTAAAAAAGTATCCTGATTAAATTCTGCCAGCGGTGCCGGTTCTCCATTTATACTCAAACTCTGCTTCGGATTAATATTTTGTGTATTGCTCATAATCTTTCAAACGTTCCCTTCCTAATGTTTCCATTTTTATCTGTGCTGTAATAGGTGCACAGGTTTTCCATCTGTGCATTTTGCAGGGAATAGTCTCCCTCCCATGCGTGGCTGCCGTCCCAACAAAAAGAGCCGTCCCATAGGTTTTTTACGTTCCCTGTGGTTCGGCTCTGCATAGCATTAATTTTACCTGTATTTAATGCCCTGTGTTCAATGTTTTGTTTTAAGTCTATATCTACATAATAAATACTGCCTGCTTTATGGCTTGTTAAAAGTCTGTGCTTAGATGTTATTTTATACGTTATATCTGCGCTTTGCCCTGTATTAAAAATATATGCAGAATTAACTTTAGTTAAAATCTGCGCAATATGAGACTGTCTTTCTTTGTATTTAGCATCCGGTTTTATACCGGACCAGTCAATACTGCCGTCCCAGCACCAGACACCGTCCCAATAAGTCTTTTCTGCCGTGCCTAAATTCCAAAAATTATGGTTGGCGTTTACATATTGGGTAATACTTGCCTTATGGCTTGTTAAAATTTTACTCAATATATAAAAAACAATTTTAAATCCTAAATGTGCCGGTTTATATAGTTCTATAGCCGCTCTTAAATCCCCTAAAGATATAAGCCCGTCTATATTAAAAAACACTTCAAACCAGTATTCCGAATTGTGTTCTATTATCTGCGCTGATTTATCCGAAATAAATTTATTTGCTAAATCGGTCATGAATTTAATTGTAGATACATCATGCGCATTTAATAAAAATTTTATGCGTGTACGGCGCGTCTGATAATTGTCATTTAATTTTGGGATAATATTTAAAAATTCCTCGAAATAATCAAGTCCCCAGGTTGCCGTATCTATAAATAACTGGTCCAATAAATCATTTAATATCAAGCGTATGTCTTCATGCTCTCGACTTTCTGCTGTGTTTACAGTATAAAATTTGTAATCTTTTTGTAGTTTATACGGTAAATATCGTAATATATCTATTTTACTTTTCCGAAGCCAGATATAATCACTCAATTAAATTCACCTGCCCTACAGTCGGAAGCTGTTCATCAGTAAGCACGATATTTTCTGTCTGATTATTCAGCGTCAAATCGCTATAATCTTGTACGCCTGTCGCCGCTTTTTCCAATATAACTTTGCCGACCTGTGCATAAGATACGTATTCACTTTTAAATGCAGTTGTTTTAAAAAAATCGTTTACAGCATTTTTAATGCCGTCGATATTGCCACTACCTTTCGTTACTTTTAAACTTATATCTATATTCAACGGTTTCGGGCTGACCACAGTTACGGTCGCACCTATCGGTCTTTGCTCATCAATGTAGTTTTGTACTTTCGCAATCAAATCTTCACTTGCTATTTCATTTTCAGCATCCGTTATTATTACCTTTACGGTGCCGTTACCGTTCCAAAGTGGCAAGACTTTAACTCCGCCTACGCCGTCAACATTTGTTGCCCATATAATGTAATGGTTTTTATTTCCACTTGTTGCCGGTTGTCTAACTTTAAATAACAGACGTTCCAAAAGTTCGGCATCCGTTTCCTCATCGAATCCGTCATATGCCGCCGCTTTATTTGTTACAGCAGATACTCCGTAAATACTCACAGGAATTTTTGTTATCGTTCCGGCATCTACATTGCACGAGGTGCCGACATCCTGCGACTGCGCTCTTATATTGGTTGTTTCTTCCTGCCCGATTTGCCCTCTTTCCACGGTCAGAAAATTTTTGCCGTCATTGGTGCTGAATAAAGAGCCTTCCTGTACAACAGTTCCCGCCTGCCCCGTTACGGTTAAAAATCGGTATCATTAAAACTTTATCGCCAATTTGCCATGTATCAGTATAAATAATAGAAGCTGTATAATCGTTATCGATATCGTGGTTATGACTTTCATAAGCAGCATCACCGCCACCACCACCACGATTTTGGGTAGCAGAAATTATATGTCCTTGTATCTGCCTTGTATGCCCCTGCAACCAGTAATCATCTATATAAAACCACTTTTTATCAAGTAGCATACCATTCCATTGCACTTTTATTTCTGGTGGTGGACTTACAATAGTGCCAATTTGTACAGTGGATTGTAGTCCCGCCTTACCACCAACATTACGAAAAAGCATTAACATTGCTTTATACGGGTCCTCCGTTTTTTTCATTCAATCACCCTTTGCTTGCTTTTATAATTTTTGTTGGTGTCATATCAAGGCTGTTATA